GAAACCCGGCAACAACTCGCAGATTTCTACAACATTACTGACACCGATCTGCTGGCATACTATTTGGACCCTGCGAAAGCAAAAGACATTTTTGAGGCTCGCCTCCAACTAGAAGCAGCCGGAATTTCTGCTGCCAGTGTGAGAGCAACCGGAGCGGCTTTGACCGTGGGAACAGCTGAAGCTCTTCGAGAAGCCGGGGTTCAGGCTGGAGATGTGCAACAGCGGTTAAGTCGTCGCGCTGGGCTCACAGAAGAACTGATAGGCAGCGAAGCTTTAACTGCCGATGTGTTAGCTGCAGGTGAATTCGGAACTGATTTGGAAGCCACTACTGCTTTAAGGCGAACTGGGGAAGCCCGCAGCGCTGCTTTCCGTCAAGCCGGAGGGCCTTTAATGGATCGAAGTGGCATCCGAGGATTAGGCAAAGCAACATAGTTGCATCAAACTCTAAGTCTTCTGTATAGTCGTAAGTGTTGATCGGCCCTTTCGAGGCGAGCTGTTTGGCACCCCTCCATCTCCAGTTCCACCGCTGAGATGCGCTACAGGATAGGTGAGTGACATATGACAGATTCCGACTCCACTTTCGGTGAAGAAGGTTCTGACAGCCCAACCGAGTCGAAACCGAATTGGCGACGAGATCTCGAGAACCGTGCGAAGGAAGCTGAAACAGAGCTTGCGGAAGCGAAATCGAAGTTGAGTGGCTATGAGCGGCGTGACGTTTTTAGGTCAGCAGGACTTGATCTTGAGGACCGGCAAGTAAGCTATTTCGTTAAGGCTTACGATGGTGAAATGGACGCAGAAGTTATCCGTGCAGAAGCGGAAGCCGCTGGGTTCATTGGATCGAATGCTTCGGCATCCAGTCCTTCACCGATGATGCGTGACGCACTCGACGCCGAACAGCGTATTGCTGCTGCTGGCGAAGGTGGTGACCCGGTGTCACAAGCCGACCTAAATTCTCGTATCCAGGCAACGAATAATCCAGAAGAACTTCGAGCTTTGATGATGAGTGAAGGTTACCAGTGGGGCGCAGCGCAGTAATCTTTTAACTAACAGTGGAGTCCCTCACCATTAGGACTTCACAATGGCCTACACAGGCACAGGGGACGTTTCCTCTGATACGGCGGCGTTTCAGCAACTTGCTTATTTCGCTTTCCGTTCCCAACCAGTGTTTGAAATGGTTGCTGATGTGCGCTCAACCGCGCAAACCCATAACGGGGCTTCAGTCCAGTTCAACATTTATGACAACATGGCTCAGGCCACTTCAGCTCTGACTGAAACGTCTGACGTTACAGCGGTTGCCCTTGGCGACTCGACCGTTACGGTCACTCTCGCTGAGTACGGTAACGCTGTCATCACCACAGCGAAGCTGCGTGGCACCTCGTTCTTGAACGTGGATGCTGACGCTGCGAACATCATCGGTTACAACATGGTTGATTCTATGGACAAAATCGTTTCTGATGTCGCTAACGGTGGCTCTAACGTCCTTTATGGCGGCGATGCTACCGCTCGCAACGAACTTGTGGCGGCAGACGTAATCACCGCAGACTTGGCACGTAAAGCTGTAGCCGAACTTCGTACAGCTAGTGCACCTGGCTTCGAGAATGGCAACTACACCGGCATCGTTCATCCCGATGTCGCTTATGACCTCCGCAGCGAAACCGCAGTAACCGACGTTATCCAATACCAGATCCGTCAAGACGGTGCCGGTGTTCGCAACGGTTCCATCGGCGTGTTCGGTGGCATCGAGTGGATTGAGAACCCGCGTGCGGGTCTTATCGCAGATGGCGGTGCGAGTACGTGCGACGCATATCAAACTTTGGTTTGTGGTCGCCAAGCTCTTGCCAAAGCATTCTCTCGTGCTCCTGGCTTCGGGGAAGACCCAAGCGTCGTGTTCGGTCCTGTGACTGACACTCTGCGCCGGTTCCACCCGGTTGGCTGGTATCACCTTGTCGGCTATGGCCGATTCCGTGAGGCTTCGATGCAACGTATCGAAACTTCATCCAGCATTGGAGCTAACTAATAGTTAGCGTCTGAAGGCTTGGGGGGGTCGGGTTCCCCCTTTCCCCGGCTCCCCCATTCAGCCTGCTACTCTTGCTGTAAAGTGAGGATGTATGCCTAAAGTTGGTTCAAGACATTTCAGTTACTCCACGGCTGGCCGTAAGGCTGCCCGTGCCTATGCGTCGAAGACTGGCAAAAAGGTGACGAACACTAAGAAAAAGCGGGGTAAGAAGTAATGGCCGGTAACAGTCAAACCGACGGAAACGTGACAATTCGGCCCAAACCCATAACTGGGACCGGAGGAGCTAAACGTGGCTAGTGGCCTTTTCTGTTTGCCAATGGAATACAACCTGGAGCAGACAGCGAACTTTAATATCGATTTTAATGACACGACTGCTGATCGTTTCAAATGCATGTTGACGACAGCTTCGTGGACACCGTTGTACAGCACCCATTCTGTTTTCTCTGATGTGAGTAACGAGGTGTCTGGTACCGGTTACACCGCTGGTGGGGAGTCGTTGACTTCTATCACGTTCGCTACGAGTGGGGGAACGATTACTTGGGATGCGGCGGATGTGGAGTGGACTTCGAGCACGATTACTGATGCTCGTTACGCTGTGATTTATGACGACACGCTCACTAATAAACCTCTGATTTGTGCCATTGACTTCGGTGGAGATTTCTCTACCACCTCTGGTACGTTCAAAATTACTTGGAATGCAAGCGGTATCTTTACGCTTGATCTCACCCCGTAGGAGTAAATAATGGCAATTCCAGCTACCGGGTATCCCACAACTCTTGATGACACGAATGCTACGCCTGGCGCAACGGTTGAGTTTCCTCAGCCTGCTTCTTCTTCGGATTTGGATGCAACAAACCTTGAACACGATTTGTTGCATACGAATCTGTCGAAGACTGTTGTTGCTCTTCAAACAAAGCTGGGTATCACTGACTCTAACGCTGCTGCGGACCAGGTTCTTGTAGGAACTGGTGCTTCGACTACTGCGTGGGGTTCGACGCTTACGTCGATGACGCTTGCCGGAGCCACTTTGTCTGGTGCTGTTGACGGTGGCGCTCAGGTTATTTCTAATCCTGTTGTTAAAGACTACGGGGAAACCGTTAATGTTATCGGTTCAACAGGTGGCGGCACACAGGACATTGATTTGGAAGCCGGGAATGTTGTTACGGCTACGGTTGATACTTCGGCTAACACTTTCACGTTCTCGAATCCGTCTACGTCTGGTGTGTCATGCAGTTTCACTTTGATTCTCACTAACGGTGGAAGCCAAACGGTGAACTGGCCTGCTTCTGTGGATTGGGCTGCGGCTACAGCTCCTACGTTGACTGCTGCGGGTGTGGACGTTTTGACGTTTATGACTGTTGATGCTGGCACCACTTGGTATGGGTTTGCCGGTGGGTTGGCGATGGGCTGATGCCTTTGGGGGCTGCTAAGGCAGCGTTACTGGGTGCTGCTGGCGCTAGTGGTGACATAGATGAAGGCGGTACTTATGAGTGGATTGCTGGGACTTCTTGGTCATCAGCAACTACTGACGAAATTTCGTTTACTTCGGTCCCTACTAGCACCTATGACGATTTGGAAGTCAGAGTCGGTGTAGCGGAGATGTACCAGTGTACGTTAGTGGTCGAATGGAATGGTTATGCACAAACCACTTGGAATACTCACTCGTTTTATTCCGACGGTGGTACAAACTACGGGGTTATCGCAGGCAGCGGCTCTACTGTTTACCCCAAAATTTGGGGAAGTCAAATGAGTGCGGCTGGTGCAGCTTTAATTCCGTTTGGAGACTCGAATGCTTCAACTAAACACGCAACAGGAACACAAGCAGGTGTGGCTGTTAGCCCCGGTCCGGGTGACGGTATGGCTCAGGTAACAGGAATTTTAGCTAATGCGACGGCAGGCGCTTTAGGCACGATCAAAGTGTATGACAAAGATTCTCGGAACTTTCCAGCGGGTAGCAGTATTCATCTATTCGGAATAAAGACTTCCTGATGAGTGCTGAAGGATATATCCCATTGGGTACTGCTGGCGGTTCTGGTGATTACACTTTTACCTCGATCCCATCTGGGTATGATGCCCTGATTTTGCGTGGTCAAGCCCAGTCGGGGAATAGTGTGTTCAATCAGCAAGTCGGGTTGAGGTGTAATGGTGACTCAACCGGTTATTACCGTTCTTACGAATACCTGCTCCCAGCGACTACTCCGGTGCTCCATACTGTAGATGGCGGCACTAACGATAATGGCAAACTGGTTTATCTTGGTGGCTCATATCTAGGGGACTGGCCGAGTTGGTTTGAAACAACGATTATTGGTTACGACGACACCAACCGTTACACAACTTGGCGAACAGTGATGGGGTCAAGTGGCGGTAATGGCGGTTACGGTGGCGCAGGTTTCAACGGAGGCATGTGGCGCAAATACACTACGGTCACTTCAATCGAAACCGTTAACGGCAACTGGGGTTCTTCTTATACGAATTTGACATTGTATGGAAGGAAGGGCTGATGGCTACGACTTATGATCTTCTTGGTAGCGCCGTCTCAGATGGAACAGTGACAGCTTTAACAGTTAGCGCTATCCCTCAAACTTATGATGATCTTGTTGTTTTTATGACTGGGTATAGTCTCGGATCAAGCGGTTCAACTACTGGAATAATGAGATTTAATAATTCCAGCGCCACAATTTACGATATGCAAAATATGTTGCTGATTGACAACTCTAATCAGAACGACGCAGAAACAGTCGCCGCAACAGCTTATACAGTAATTAGTTGGCCTTCCAATACCGCTAGTACTTTCACCGAATGGGGTTACCTCCAGATTGACGTTCCGAACTACACGAAAGCTAATTTCGGAACAGACAAACACACCGCTATGACTGTTCAATACTTGAATAATCGTGACAGTCAAACAACCGATGGTGCTACAGGATTGGCTGGATGGGGACTCGAACTCGATGCAGCTATCACCGAAGTAAATTGGGTTGGTCATTACGACGGAGGCAACGTCAACAACGGTGGTTCACTCAAAGTTTACGGAATCAAAAATTCATAGGAAAAATTATGCCCACTAAAATAGTTCACGACTGTTCAACAGGTGTCACCCAAACAATCGAATTAACAGCCGACGAAATAGCTGACCGAGAAGCTCGTGCTGCTGCTGCTGATGCTGACCTCAGCATGATTAGGCATGAACGCAACGGCAAGTTAGCTTCATCGGATTGGACACAAGGGGTGGATAGTCCTTTGACCGCCGCCAAACAAACCGAGTGGGCAACATATCGACAAGAGTTACGGGATTTCCCGGCAGGTAAAAGTAAAGTATCTGAATTTTCCAGAGACACTGACGGTAATTTTATTTGGCCTACGCCTCCCAGTTGAAAATGAACATTGTCGATGCCCCCGGCAAAATCACTACCGGACGGCCACTCAAACCCTTCGGCATAGTCGTACACCACACAGCCTCAAACCGCAACGCAGACCCCGACAACGTAGTCGCCATGTGTATACGTGGAGTCAACAAGGTGCCCGGACCTCTCTACAACTATTTGATTAAACGTGACGGCACGATTATGAAACTCACGGCTGGCAACATCAAAGCCAACCACGCAGGTCGAGGCTTACAGTCCGTGCTGACTCGTGTCCAGAAAAACCTTCCCGTGACAGGCAACGCAGCCGCACCAGGAAAGATCAGCGCGAACTCACGGTTTATTGGGGTGTCAATTATTAATGATGGTTTGGGTGAAGATGTGCCCGAAGCTCAGATGGACGCATTGATTGATTTGTGCGCCTTTCTGTGCGACGGACACAACTGGAACCCCGACTGTGCGGTGATAGGACACAAGGAATGGACTTCCAGGAAAGTCGATCCTTTGTTCTCGATGCCTGAGCTGCGAATGATGATTCAACGTCGCATGGTTACGTCTGTTCCCACAATGGTTTTACCGAAAGAACCCGATGACGGCATGGTGCCGTTTCCTGGGACACTTAGAAAGGGGTCACGTTCGGCTGCTGTAAAGTTTATGCAGGAACGCATAGGTGCAACAGCGGATGGTATTTTTGGACGAAACACGAAAGCACAATTAATTAGATGGCAGCGCTCTCAGGGGCTTGTTGCCGACGGAATATGCGGCCCCCAGACGTGGAGCCGCCTTCAACTGAAAAGGAACGACATTGTTCAACCAGCGTTTTATTAAAGACTCTTTAGAGCGTGGAGTGTCCACGTTCGCACAAGCATGGGCCGCAGCTATGGCTGTACCCGGACCTGATTGGGGTGACTCCCTGAAAATTGCGGGGGTCGCTGCTCTCATCGCTATCGCTAAAGCTGTTGCTGCTACACGGGTGGGGGACTCCGAATCGGCATCTCTTAGCAGCTAGGGAGATGGGTTGTGGCAACGCAATATCGTCAATCAGGAGTTGTATATAGGGCATCGGGTGTCGCTTATGGGGCGCCTACAACTATTACCCCTGCCACGATTGCGGCCACAGCAACTATCCCCACCGATTTCGAGTTCGAGTACCGCCAAACTGGGCAAGCGTACCGAAACAGTTACGACTATCGTCAAGCCCTAATTTCAGGCAACGTCTATCTGGTTGTTGCTACCCCGGCCACGGTCGCTGCCACCACTTCGATTACGGCGACCGGTGGAATACCGATCACGGTATCTGTTTCAACTATTGCTGGCGTAGCAGCGTTACCTGGCCCCAGTGTAACAGCCAACTATGTAGACGTTGAAGAAGTAGACCTTAGCGCTGTAGCAGCGTTACCTGCCCCCACGATTCTGACTGGGGCGTTAATGACTCCAGCCACGATTGCTGGGGTCGCAGCGATCCTCACTCCAACCCCTGAAGTCGAGGTGATCGCCAACCATGTCAGTGGCACCGGCGCTGTCCCAGAGCCGACACGGGAATGGCACATCCTCCCGGGAACTATTACTTGCACCACCACAATGGGTGAAGAACAGGTTTACACGCTCCTCGAAATGCCGTACACGATGACCCTTCCCCCCGTCGGTTTACGGCAGGACGCTACCCCTGCGGCGTATGCGTTACGTCGCCATTACGCCCAGGAGAAGAAGGGAACGAATCTCATCATTATCAACGGCACTTCCATTCAGACGTTCCCTCCAGCGGACTGGTCAACTGTGACAAGATGGATATATGGGGGACATGCGTCCCCGAAGGACTTAACGTCCTCTGAAATAGCGTTGTTGATTGCTAACGGATATTCGATTGATGTTGGAGCTGGAGCCTAAATGCCTGTTTATGTTTACCGTTGTTTAGATTGCGGCCTCACTGTTGATGTACGCCACGGTTTCGATGAAACGTATGGTGGTGTGTGTGAAGGATGCGAAGGGGTTGTTCGCAGGTATTTCGGCAGCGTCCAGTTCGCACCGTCGGCTACTCCTAGTCGGGGAAACATTGACTGGGGAGTAACGAAACGTAATGAAAAAAACAAAGACGCAGACATGGCAGCGTACAAACGCCTCCGCTCTGAGGGTTTGCAGCCCCGTTCTATTAACGGGTCTGCCCATCTCGAAAAACATGCCGGAACTTCCCACGAAGTCAAGGCAGGGCAGGTTCTCTCAAAAGAGGGACGGAAACGTAAAGAAGCGGCCCTCAACGAAGTTCTTGGGAGTTCCTGATGACAGCACAAATATGGATTGATTCGACAAGAGACATGCTTCTGTCGGGGTATGTGGAGGAACTCGATTTAGTAACCACGGCTCCCAGTCCGGCGACGACCGGTACGACTCTGGTGGTGCAAGGTATCGCTTCTTCCATTGTTAAAGGTGTCGTCATCGAAGTGAACGCCGAGTTGATGTATGTCACTTCGGTAACTTCAACCACGATTTCTGTGATGCGTGGCTACGCCGGATCAACCGCAGCTACCCATACTGCTGGCGACGTTGTGCGTGTGTCCCCCAAATTCCCTACTCATCGCATCATTTCTTCACTCAACGACGATCTCGCTGACCTGTCTGCCCCGGGTCAAGGGTTGTTCCAAATGAAAACCACGAGTTTCACATACAACGCTGGGGTGGATGGCTACAACTTGACAGGGTTGACTTCCGCTGAGATTGACTCGATCTATTCGGTGACATACGCCGACATTGGGAGTGAGGCTGCTGAACCACAAGTGTCGTCGTGGCGGCTTCGCCGTAACCGTGACACCGATGCGTTCTCTAGTGGGCTTGCTTTGATTCTTTACACTGGTGCGTGGCCGGGACAGAAAATAACGGTCATGTATAAATCCCCGTTCACTTCTATCACTGACGGCACTACTGCCCGTTCCACTGTGGGGTTGGCTACCACCGCCTACGATCTTCCTCCTCTTGGGGCTGCGATGGCTTTGATGACAACCACTCCGATACGTCGAGAGTTCCTTGACGCTGAAGGTACGTCCCGTATGGCAGACGAAGTGCCTCCTGGCGCTATCTCTGCGTCGTTCCGTGATCTGATGGGGCGACGTCGTGCCCGTGTTGAAGCTGAAGCGGGTCGTCTTGTTTCCCAGTATCCACAGTTGTGGACTCGTAACTCTGCTATGCGTCCGACCGCTCAATGGAGCGGGTTCACGTCGTGAGTTTTAATGCCGAATCGTTGCCAGTTGAACTGGATGGTGTGTCCTATCTTGTGGACCCACGCCAGTATGGGCGTACTACGGTTCCGGCGTTGCGTGAACAGCGTGACACGAGTGGTGAAGCTGGGGAGAATGCTTTAGATACGAGCGGTGCGTGGACTCGCTCTCAAACAGATTGGAGTTACGGTGCGGGTCAAACGCATTTTGATTTGGCTGACAGTGATCGTCGGCGTTTCAACACTTCTGTGGGGGTTGATGTCTGGACGAAAGGCGAAGCGAGCCTCCTTCCTATCACCGAAACAGGGGCCAACACCCCGACATTCACGACGGGTGACATAATCACTGAACGGGTAACGAACGCTGCGGGCACCGAATACTTGTATGTTGCCAACGGCACAAGTCTTTACCTTTCCTCCAACCCGGCGGCTGCGAGTCCCACCTGGACCACCATTACTGTCGGGGGAACCACGACCAGTATCACGAGTGACGGCACGAACGTCTATCTCGGTTTCGACGGCGTGATCGTCGCAGAACAATCCGTGATCGGTAGCAGCTCAACTTCGGCTTTCGGTTCACTCGATCCGAACCTCATCAAAATTGTTGCCGGTCGTGTCATCGCAGCAGACGACAACGCTATCTATGAACTGGATGCTGCCGGAGCGAAAGCCAGTTCTTCTCTCGACTATTCTCTGCCGTTGGCTTCAAGTGTGTGGGTGGATGTGGACGCTGGACCGGGCGGTATTTATGCGGCAGCGAACACTGAAGAAACAGGAGCCGTGTATCACATTGGGGTGAGTTCCACTGACGGTACTCTCACCACTCCCACTATTGCCGGTGAACTTCCTCGCGGTGAAAAGATCAACGCCATCCTGGTGTACGGTCCCGTGCTGTGTATTGCTTCCACTAAAGGGTTTCGTACAGCTCTGATTGACACGAACTCGAATGGGATAACGATTGGTCCGGTGATCGAAACTGGTGGGGAAGCCTACGAGTTGGAGGCTGATGGACAGTTTGTTTGGTGGGGATCAGGGTACGGTAATACTTTTCGTGCAGATTTGACTCGGTTCACTGACACTCTCGTCCCTGCTTACGCCTCAGATCTCGTGAGTGCCGAGTCAGCGACCGCCGCAGACCTCGTTAAGGGGGTTACCCGTCTCAACAATGGCGGCGACCCTAAACTCTTTCTGGGCGTTGTGAGCGGAGGTGCGGCAGTCCTTCAACGTGAGTCTCGTACCGGTGAAAAAGTTGCTAGTGGGACACTCAACATGGGTGAAGTTTCGTGGTCAACTGTGGCACCGAAACTGTTGCGTTCCGTCACTGTTCGCCAGGACCGCACCCAATACACATTCAACGAACCCAAAATCGAATACGGCCAGTCGAGTACCACATACAACCAGACCGGATACTGGTATCGAGGGAACCCTTCATCGGCTTTCCTGGGCACTCTCACGTTTGGTGCCACAAACGACGCCAACGTCACCGACACTCTCACCCTCACCTCCGGTGTGCCAGCCGATTTCACGTTCACCACAGAATCCTCTGTCTCATACGAGTTTGTTATCACGATGAGCCGTGACGGTTCCGACACCACGAAAGGCCCCATCGTTGGGGACTGGTTGACGTTCGCTATCGCCACACCTTCCCGTGTAGACGAAATCATTTTG